TACTTAATGAGATTAACAGTGTAAACTTCACGGCTTTTCCACTTCGCATAGAGTGTGACGAGTCTATACAACTATCTAGTGAACGTATAAAACTGAAACTAAAGTTTCAACTCGCATGTGCTAATAGAGATGAACGATATACTTGAAGATATTTCCGGCGTTGTCGGATTTATCTATAAAATCACGAATGCTCAAAATAATAAATACTATGTTGGACAGACAATGAGTCATCGTAAAAATCGGGGGAAATATAAGCCATTCGGATACGAAGGGCGTTTTCGTGACCATATAAGCGAAGCAATTTGTAATACCAAAAAGAAGCAGTGTAGGTATTTAAACAATGCGATTCGCTTACATGGCAAGGATGTATTTAGTGTAGTGCTATTAAAGACGTGTCCTATTGATGAGATGGATAGGTGGGAACAGCATTACATTGAGGAGTTAAATACATACTACCCTAATGGTTATAATCTTACAAAAGGTGGTAAAACGATACTCAAAGCAGATGCCAAAGACGTAGATGTTCTTACAACGATGCCTTCTCGTTCGAGAGGTGGTTGTGTATGTAGGACAGAAACTACGCGTGAATTGATTTCAAAGGGTATTCAAAGCGCGCTAAAGGCAGATAGTGCGCGTACAAGTCTCATGAAACGATCTCAAGTTCAACATAGTAAACAAAAATTAGAGCGATTTCGCAGTTCAAGTATTGATACAAATAATCTTGATCAGTACATATCCTCGAAACACATTAATGGCCATTTGGCTGCTATTGTGAAAGTAGATGGTAAGAAGGCATCCTTTGTGGGAAAGTATGAAACTTTAGAAAATCTTAAAGAACGGGCAAAAGAGTTCTTGAGAGAAATCAGTAAAACATTTGCGACGTCCTCAAATTGTTCGGGAAGTCCGTAAAGTATCAGATACTAAGGTTCTATGTGAAAACTAGAACTGGCTCTGGAGAAATATCAGAGGTATAGTAAAAATTCTGGTAATGAGTCTATAATTGCTATTTGGCAATATTAGATGAAATCGGTAATCCGCAGCCAAGTTCCTAAGCCCGTCATGGTAGGGTATGGAAAAGGTTCAGAGACTAAATGGGAACGGGTCATCTATGACGGTCTAACCAACCTGAGATGGCACAAGATATAGTCCGGCCTCCTTGGAAACTTGGAGGGCTGCTTAATACAATTAACAGTAATTGTATTAACACCAGAGATGAATATGCATGCGCCACAGTCGTACGAAGCGGCTGTGGAGCTCGAGGAGATTGCGGCGATCCCTCACAATATTGTCACGCCAAGGCACGCGAGGCCTCTGATTGGTGTGTTCCAGGATTCCCTTGTGGGGTCATTTCGATTGACACGCGCTGGTACGACGTTTACCAGGCGAGAATTTATGAATTTAATGATGCGAAATAAGCGGTTTGATGGCGTGTTGCCAGACGCAAAGGAGGGTGGATTATACACGGGGCAGCAAGTGCTCAGTCAGCTTCTCCCCCCCCTCAATATTGAAATGGGAAACAAGTCGTATGACAGTGAGAGGGATGGAAAGAACTCAAACAACTTTGTCAAGATCATCCAGGGTGATATTCAGCAGGGTCAGGTGGACGGCGATATTTACATGAAGCCAGGTAAGGGCATCGTTCACGTCATGTACAATGATTATGGCGCGGAGGACACGACCATGTTTCTCGACTCTCTTCAGCGAGTAGTAGAAGATTATCTCGTGCTCAATGGCTTCAGTGTTGGAATTTCAGATCTCGTGGCCGACGATGCCACCAAGGAGTCCATCGTCGGCATCATCAAGCAGCGTAAGCGAGAAATCGAGGACATTCAGACCTTGGTTCACTCGGATCTGTTTGAAAATAATACAGGAAAAACCAATCAGCAGGAATTTGAGGATCAGGCATTCAGTGTCTTGAACAAGGCGACACAGGATGCGGGTAAGGCCGTCCAAGAATCACTTTCCGTGGAGAATCGTCTGGTAGCAATGATCAAGTCTGGATCAAAGGGCGACCCCCTCAACATTGCGCAAATGATTGCGTGTCTCGGTCAGCAGTCTATCGAGGGAAAGCGCATTCAGTATGGCTTGACGGACAGGACCTTGCCGCACTATAAGAAGTATGATGATGGCGCAGAGGCACGTGGCTTTATTGAGTCGTCCTTTATTCGCGGTCTGACGCCCCAGGAATTCTTCTTTCACTCCATGTCGGGGCGAGAGGGTCTCATTGATACAGCAGTCAAGACCGCCGATACAGGGTATATTCAGCGCCAGCTCATCAAGGCCCTGGAAGACATTGTTGTTCAGCACGATGGCACTGTTCGTGACGCAAATATGAACATTCTTCAGTTCTTCTATGGCGAGGACAGCATTACCGCGACAAAGTTGGAGACCCAGGGGCTTCCTTTGAGCAAGATGAGCCGCAAGGATATTCGCGACACCTTTGGCCTCAGCAAGGTGACGGACTGGTCTCCCATTCTCCAGGAGGGGATTGTGAGGGAGGGCGAGGAGGCGGCGCTCGCAACCTTTGTAGAAGACGTTCTGGAGGATCAGCAAATGTTGGTCGAGGGCGTCTTTCAGTACTCGGCGTTCGAAGGGATTATCAATGCCCCCGTCAATCTCCCTCGTCTCATTCTCAACACGACGGTGAGATTTGGTCTCAAGCAGACCGAGAGAACCGATCTGACGCCAACGTATGTTCTTGCGGCCATCCCCAAGTTGATTGAGCGCACGAATTCCAAGCACGTTCGAATTTGGGGCGCTCTGCTTCGATACTATCTGGCCCCTCACAACATTCTTGTCAAGGAGCGCTTTACAAAGACCGCCTTTGATGCCCTGTGTGAGATGATTGTTGTGACGCACATGAAGACATGGGTTCAGCCAGGGGAGCAGGTCGGCATTTTGGCGGCCCAGAGCATTGGTGAGCCGTCTACACAGCTAACGTTAAATACATTTCATATGGCTGGCGTAGCAAGCAAATCTAACGTGACTCAAGGTATTCCTCGTCTCAGAGAAATTCTCAAGGTCACCAAGAATCCCAAGGCGACGTCCCTCACAATCTATATGAAGCCCGAGTTTCGTCAGTCCAAGGAAAAGGCGAGAGAGCTCGTCCAAGATCTGGAACTCACCCTGTTGCGAACCATCACCAACAAGGTGGCCATCTACTGGGATCCTTCGGATGATGACTCTGTCATTGAGGAAGATCGTCAGCTACTCGGCTTTTACAAGGAGATTGAAGAGGTGGAAAATAAGCGATCCACACAAATGTGGTTGCTGCGTCTTGAACTCAATCGTGAAGAAATGTACAATAAAAATATTTCCATGGCAGACGTGGTCTTTGTCATTCAGCAAATGTATCCCGCCGAGGTGAATGTGGTCTACAGCGACTACAATGCGGACAAGCTCATCATGCGCATTCGCATCATCAAGGACGAAGAGAGGGGCACAGACACTGCTGCGGTCCTAGATGACTTTACGGAACTCAAGCGATTTCAAAACAAATTGCTGAACAATTGCGTCATTCGCGGTGTCCCTGGCATCAAGGCTGTTACGTTTCGCAAGGACGTCAATAAGGTCTCACTTCAGGGATCGGAAGAAAAGTACACGGCGATCGAGCAGTACATCTTGGATACGGATGGATCTAATTATACCAAGGTCATGAACCATCCCGCTGTCGATGCGAACCGTCTATACACGACCAATATTTATGACGTCCTCGACATCCTAGGCATTGAGGCGGTGAGGGGCATTCTGATGAATGAACTCAATCCCATCTTTGGAACTGTGGGGGTCAACTATCGCCACCTAGGCATTCTGTGTGATTGGATTACGCGTACAGGACGACTCATGTCGATCGACCGATATGGTATCAATAAGAATGACATTGGTCCTCTGGCCAAGATGTCGTTTGAAGAGACGGCCAAGATTGTGCTTCGCGCGGCCCTGTTTGGAGAGATTGATCCAGTGTCGGGCGTCAGCGCAAACATTATGACAGGGCAGCCCTTTCGCGGAGGCACGGCCTTTTCGCAAATCTTGCTAGATGACGCCATGCTCGAGCAGCTCATGCGAGACAGGGTGGAAGAGCCCGAGGAGGAGCAGGAGCAGGAGGGCAACATGAACAAGTTGCTGGACGACGATCCCTTGGACCCCTGCCACGCAACCCATTTCCAGATGAATGTCAAGATGCCTCCTTCCGTTATTGGCCTGGAAGAGCCCGATGTGGAGCTCTATGCGATCGACGAATAGAAAATTCGTAGTGATTATATTTATTTTTTAGGCTGTAACCTATAAAGTAAATTCTAAGGAGATGTGGTCGTGTGGCGGCGCTAGTGTTTTCCGAAAAGACGGGTATGACGGCATGCCGAGGATTTGGACCAGCCGATATCCTGCGTTCCTTTCTCGATCCTCGACCCCGTCGTCCAAGGGTTTGACCCAAACAGACATCTAAAGCGTTATAATATATATTTAAGTATGGATGCTGTGCCGTGGACACGCGTAGTTTGGAAACCCTGTACGCCAGAAGGCCCGTTGGAGGATGTCTCTCAAGGGCTC